TTATGCGACAATAATACTTGGAAAGGGGGGCAAAATGGATTACAAAGACGTATATCGTATGGAGAAAGTACTGAGAGCTTCTATCTCTCAGGACTTACTCAACCGACGAAATGATTTTAGAAATCAAGATGATATGGAAGAAGCTAGAAAGATAGTAGAACAAAAACATTAAGTCAAGACAGGGGCAACAAATGGGAACACCATTAGGTAAAGAAGCTGTAATAAGTTTGTTAATTGGTGGGATACTTACTCTTGGTATTATGCAACTTTGGGAGTGGGTGAAAGCGTATGTTAGAACTTATATCAAGGTGCGTTAATTGTGGTGGTTGGTGTTATGCAGCTAGTTATTGTAAAACTTGTATGAAAGGAATCAAATAATGCAACAATTTATAATAGGTCTATTTGCTGGGGCGTTTATAAGCGTAACGTCATTAGCTATAGCAATTAAGTTGTATATGAAATAATGGCTACATATATTTGGTGTAAAAGGTGTCACACAATGATTGCTAAAGAGTTATTGCACGAAGATTGTGACCCTAAAGTACCAGTAACGCCAGACAAAGTTAAAAAACAAATGGGTATTAAATGAGTGATACAATCTATTTGCACTATCACTATGATTACGATAACAGCAAAGAATTGTTATGTAGAGATGTTAAGTGTTATCAAAAATTGTTAGATGAGAAGAAAGCATTAGAAGAATATCAAGACCAGGTAGACCGAGATTTACAATTAAAAGAGAACTTACAAGCTATAGATGATTACATACAAGACCCCAGGATAGACAACTACTAAAACAACTGATATAAGTAACGTGTTGGTCGCTCAAGCCAACTATAAACCTAAAGTTGAGGGTTGGTTGATAACCAATTTAATGGCCGTCAGAGGGTCTTTATCACCTATGCTTAATCTGCATAGCGTGTAACATAACGAGAAGTTACGAGATTAACAGCTGCTAATAATCGTGGTCGCCTATTAGCCAATGTAATGTTGTTAGTCATATGGCGCGATTACGTCGAATAACAAATAAGACGTCCGTTTGAAAGTACGAAACCTCAGGGGTTCATATTAAGAGAATGGTTCTAATCATTAAGCCGTTCTCTGTACTTCAACACTCAAAGGTTCTTAACAGATATACTATAAACGTATGAATATAATAAGACGTAATGGTTCATCAACAAGATGGCGAAAGCTTAGAGCGTTCGTCCTTAAACGAGACAACAACACCTGCTACTACTGTGGAATTCCTACAGCTAATACAGTCGACCATCTCACACCCATCGACAAAGGGGGCACAGATGAACTCAGTAATCTCGTTACTGCTTGTTCACATTGCAACTACTCTAAAGGCTCAAAGACCGAGCAACAATTTAATCGTAAACGAGCAAGAAAGAAAAAAGAAAAAGAAATGATACGATTTTTTGAGCACGATAAGACACCACCGACCCCTGCCACTTCTTTCTCTCCAAAAGAACTTAAAACGCCGTTTGAATTACCTAAAAGAGTTAATTGTAATGATTAAAGAAGAAAAGCACAGAATTCTGCCTGCATTAGATAGGGCACATATTGAAGCGTTACGTCAAGGAATGATTACAGACCTTGATGCTGCTGGTATGGCTATGGCGTTTACTCTAGCTGGTGTTCTTGATGGTGGAACATTAAAACCTATTGAAGAAGTTAAGTATATGGGACAGTTACAACAAATCTTAGATAAATATGGGCTCAGCTTGTTTGGTCGTAAAGAGAAACCTGAACTAGAAGTTGGTGAAGACCCACTTGAAGCATTACGGCAACTCAGAACCGAGACTACAGACCACACCAATAGCGAGCCAAACTAAAGGTCACGAAGTTGTTGAGTTTGCCAAACAAATTGGTATGCCTTTACTGCCTTGGCAAGAAAATGTAATCCTTGAGTCAAGCAAGATTAAAGAAGATGGCTCATTTCAACATAAGACTAATCTAATTATTGCAGCTAGACAAAATGGTAAAACACATTTGTTGCGTATGCGTATCTTGGCTGGCCTTTACCTATGGGATGAAAAGTTACAGGTAGCCACAGCTCAAAACCGAGACTTATCTTTAGAGACATTCAGACAGGTTATAGAAGTTGTAGATAACTTTGATTGGCTTCGACGTAAAGTTAAACACATTACCAGGGCTAATGGTCGAGAAGAAATAGAAATCAAAGGCACAGGCTGTCGTTATAAAATTATTGCACCAACAGCAGGCGCAGCTAGAGGTTTATCCTCAGACGTTGTTTACCTGGACGAAGTAAGACAACACAAAAACTTTGACGCATACTCAGCACTAGCTTACACAATGCAAGCACGCCCTAATTCTCAAGGATTCTTTATTAGTAACGCAGGTGACCACCAAAGTGTTGTACTAAACAACCTTAGACAGCGTGCTTTAGAAAAAATTGAAAAAGACACCGATGATGATATTAACTTTCAAGAATGGTCAGCAGCACCACATAGAAAACTTAACGACGTAGAGGGTTGGAAAGAAGCAAACCCTGCACTAGGTCGCACTATTGACATTTCAGCAATTAAAGCAAGAATGTCAGACCCCACAGAAGTGTTTATGACTGAATGTCTTTCTATGTGGGTCACAACAATGAATTCGCCTTGGCCACTTGGGTCTTTCAATTCTTGCCTGCAACCAAATTTAACACTTAAACCAGATAGACCAACGTGGTTAGGTTTAGAAATATCACCAGAACGAACAAGTTGGGCTTTAACAGGAACACAAGTACTGGACGATGGTTCAATAGCTGTAGGTCTTATGGAATCAGTTGAATCAGAATACGCAATAGATGATTTAATTATTGCTGGACGTGTATCAGAGTGGGCTAAACATTACAACGCTGAAGCAATTGTTGCTAACAGGTTTAGTGGTGACTCTGTAGTAGCCAAACTAAGACAAGCAGGCATAAACGCAGAAGTAATTAAAGGAAGTGACTACTACCAGGCTTGCGATTCAACATTGTCAGCTATGAGTGGTGGTAGACTTGCTCATAGTAATCAACCTGATTTAACAGCTAGCGTTAATTCTTGTATTAAAAAAGCAAACGAGTCTGGGGCTTGGTATATTATGCGAAGACAACAGTCAACAGCTGCTATCTCAATGGTTTTAGCTGTATTCAAAGCCGAACAGTACGGCATACGTGGTTCAAACCAAGACATTGTAGTTGCTTAGGTGCTTGACTATTATAACGATTTGGTAAAGAATTAGAAGTTATGGGCTTCTTACAAAATCTGCTTGGTGTTACACCACAAAACGACGTAAACAAAATTGATGCAGCTGTAGCCCCATACAATTACCAACAGTACGCCCAACCTTTTGACTATTTTGGTTTATCAGCTGTATCACGCGCACAAGCTATGCAAGTACCAGCCGTTGCAAGAGCTAGAAACATTATGTGTGCAACTATTGGTGCATTACCTTTAGAAGTTAGACGCGAATCAAATAATTCTAAAGTTCCAACCCCACTATTTATAAAAACTCCCGACCCCAGAATGACTGGACAATCAGTTTATACATTTCTTGCAGAAGATATTTTATTTACAGGTCAAGGATATTTAAGAATACTTGAACTTGGCGCAGACGGACGACCTTTATCAGCTGAATGGATTTCAGTAAGTCGAGTTACAAGAACACTTGACGCACTTGGACACAATGTACGTTATTACAGCGTAGACGGAACAATTGTCCCAGAAAACGGTTTGGGAAGTTTAATTCCATTTACAGGTTACGACGAGGGACTTCTTGTAAGAGCAGGAACAACAATACTTACAGCACTTGCATTAGAAAAAGCAGTTAAAAGATTTGCAGATGAACCAACACCTAACGTTGTATTAAAATCTAACTTGCCAATGCCTGCTGAAAGAGTTACAGCCCTATTAAATTCTTGGAAAGAAGCAAGACAAACACGTGGCACAGCTTTTGTTAACGATACAATTGATTTTCAAAGCATAGGATTTAGCCCAGAACAATTAACGCTAAACCAAGCACGTCAATATATGGCTTCAGAAATTGCTAGGGCTTGTAATTTACCTGAGTATTACGTCGGTGGAAACGCAGGCGGCAGTATGACTTATAGTAACGTCACAGCTGAAAGAAGAAGTTTAATTGATTTATCTTTACGTCCTTTAATGACTTGTATTACACAAAGATTAAGTGATAACGACATAACCCCACGTGGTTCAATAGTTAAATACAATCTTGAGGAATTTTATAGCCCAAGTGCGCAAGAACGCGCAGAAATCTACAGCAAACTTATCCCACTAGGTGTTATGACAATTAGTGAGGCAAGAGAAAAGGAAGACCTAATAAATGAATAACTTTATTACGTTCTCAACCGACATTATCGCAGCTAATTCTTCTAAAAGAGAATTGACAGGCGTTATTGTTCCTTTTGGTCAAGTAGGACATACCAATATGGGTGATGTTGTATTCCAACAAGGCTCATTAAAAATCGGTGAGGGTATAAAACTTTTTACCGAACACGATATGACTAGACCAATAGGTAAATTATCAAGATATGAAGAAGACGATAAAGGTATTATCGGAACATTCAAAATAGCAAGAACAAATGCAGGAGACGATGCCCTAGCTGAAGCCCAAGATGGGCTAAGAACTGGGTTTAGTGTAGGCGCGATGATTGATGACTATGTAACTAAAGGTGAACAAGTAATTGTTAACGAAGCAACATTAAAAGAAGTTAGTCACGTAGTTTTTCCAGCATTTGGCGAATACGCCCAAATAACAGAAGTAGCTGCAAGCGCAGACACTTCACAACCAACAGAAAGTGAGGAAACTATCGTGTCAAACGAAGTTACCCCAGAAGTAGTAGAAGAAGTAGCAAAGGCTGTAGAAGCCCCAGCTGTAGAAGCTGCAGAACGCAACGTTCG